TCTTTAATTTCTTTTGCTTAGATAATTTAGTTTTTAGTTTTTTTATGCGTTGTAATTTTTCATTCTCGAAATTTTCTTCAAGGTCTTCTTTTTGCTCTAACAGAAATTCATTTTTATTATCCAATTTCTGTATATCCTTATCCAATTCATCTATTTCGCTTTCTAAATCTTTTTTATTAGACTTTAATTCATCTATTTTATCATTGATAAAATCTATGTTTGAAAATCTGGATATAATGTCTTTTTTCTCAGTATCTCCAGCAGTCAAGAATGAATAATTAGTGTCTTGACCTATTATGAAGAAATGTAGCAAATCTTCTTTTGTCAATCCTATCAATTCATATATTCGCTTATTAGCTTCATTAACAGAAGTCATCTCTTCATTCAGTACGTCATTTTCCCAAATTTCTATTTTAGAAGATTTTTTACGATGGAACCATCTTCTTAAAGATAATTTGTTTACATTTCCAAGATTATTTTCTAAATCGAATTGAACATAACAATCATCTGAATCATCATTAATAAATTCATCTTTATTTACATCTCTATTTGTTTGTCCTGTTACTGCTATAGATATAGCTTCAAGTATAGTAGATTTTCCAGTACCATTACTATCTGTACCAGCATCTGATAGATTTCTACCAAATATCATAACACATCTATTTTGTTGAAACTCATATTCAGTTTCTATATGTGTCATTAAATTATGTAGTATTATTTTCTTAGGTTGCCACATCTTTTTTGTCTTGTTGGATTAACTATAAAACCGTATCTGGGTGAAAGGCTAGAAGATTTTATTTGCCTATTCGCTCTATTCATGATAGAAGACTCACCATATTTTTCAATTATAGACTTAGCTTTGTCTATCGCTTTCTTAGGATTTTTATGTAGTTTTGCAACTCTACAACCTGAAGTAGCTTCACTTACTGTATAGAAAGTCTTACCTTTTAAGGTGACTTTGTGCATAAATAAGTCTAAATTTTCTTCAATTCTTAACTTCTTACCGAATATTTTTTTGAATCTGAATTTACGCTTACTGTTTATTCTTATAAAATAGCTATTGTTTTTTAATATATATTTACCAAACGCTTTTACAATCATCTCATCAATACTTTAAGTCCTTTAGATTTCATCTTTTTAGGAATTTCTTGTATATTACAATAATCACTGAAATGTTTTACTATTGTTTTTCTTGACATTACAGAAAAATCTCCTTGTTCAACTTTTAGTATCTCTTCATTTACATCGTTGAGTTCAAACTTACAATCTATTCCTAATTCATCTAACTTTGACCTATCTACTTTTGATATATCAGACTTATCACCTGTAAATACAAACCTTACATTATTTGTTTCTACATCATGCATTTCTATTTCACTTTCTATATCGTCTGATATATCAAGTTTAACTTTTACATATTTTGGAAAAACAGATTGTTCAAATTCAAGTGATCCATCAGACATTATAACAGTAAATCCTTTGTCTTCTATATTTTCTCCATAATTACTTTGATATGCTGAACCTGTATAAATTATGTTTTTACCTAATTCAGACGCATCGTGATAATGACCTACCATTACAGTATCCCAAAATGATACATCTTTAACTCTTACTCCATCTTCTACTAATGAACCATCATTATTACGAACTCCATTAAAAGCCTTATGAGTTATCAATATGTTTTTACCAGTTTTTAGTCGCTTAGTCTGACTTTTAAGTTTTTTTAAGCGTTCTAAATAAGAACCAGTAAAATAAGGTAAAAAACCAATAGAAACATCTTTTTCAACTTCTACATGAACATCTCTAACTATTGTAAAATTAGAGTAGTTATAAAATATATCAAGATAACTATCTTCACTATTCTGATTTGTTTTATCATGATTGCCTGGAATACCAATGAGTTCAATACCTCGCTTTTTAAACAATTTCAGTATTTTTGAAAACGTAAGAAGTGTTTGCAAATTCTGAGCAATACGATTAGTAAAGAAGTCTCCACCATGATATACCTTATCTACACCTAAATTTTCAGCTAATTCTATTGCTTGCTTAAATATATTATATACAAGATCAAGATTATCTTTTTTTAGGTGCGTATCTGTTAAGAATACTGCTATTGGTTTTATCTTACTCATATTATGACTCTCTTTCACTTAAAACTTGTTCATGTCTAGCCTTAGCTACTTTTTTATGTAATAAAATTAAGTATTTATTATTATCGTAGTACAACTGGTAAAAGGTTCTTTTTGAGTTCCAAGTGAGCTTACCTTTCATAAATGACCATTTAGATGCAGATGGCTTTGTGATTATACCCTCTTCTACAGCGAATGCTATATCATCAGCATTTAATACAAATCCCTTACCTAATAGTATTTCTACTTTTGTCTTACGTCTTGAGCCAAAATCGTTTTTAACTACCTTAACTTCAGAATATTGTAGGACTTCTACATCATCTATCTTTTCATGACCTACAACTGCCATTCTTAATCTAATAGTAGGCATATATTCAACCCATTCTCCACCTCCAGATTTTTTACCACCACGTCCGTCCATTTTATTATAGACGTGATTAAGTATTATAAAATGTATAGTTTTATCATACATTTCACCTAATAGAAATTTACTAAACATTTTAGCTTGTTTAGCAAAAGCACCCATCTGAGCATGTTTGTATTTAGATTTTGGTATATCATTACCTTTTATGGCAGCTTTCCCCATCTCAGCTGTATTGTGTTCCATAGTGTCTAACTCGGCTTTAGATAGCGTTGCTCCTAAACTATCCCACATGAAAAAGAATTTAGGTTCACCAAGTTTTTCAATCTCAAAAATATCCTCAACGTCCTGTATAATCTTCTTTACTTTCATGAACATATCTTCCACATAACGTATCTTCAATATGATCACTTTGTCAGTATCTATTCCTAATTTGGCAGCATATTCTTTATTATCTCTATTCTCAGATGAAAGAATGACTGCTATACCATTTTCGTCTTGTCTTAGAAAGTTAGCCATAGACTCAAGACCAAGAGTGGTTTTTCCAGACTTAGAAACTCCTGCTATCTCTATTATACCAGTCGGCAAACCTAAAGTTCCTAAATTATACTCAAGCTGTGGTATATTGGTTCCACACCAAGACTTCATTTCTTTGAAGTTGTCTTTATCAGAAAATTTAATTATATCTTCATTATTAAATTTCTTTACAATTTTATCAATTATGCTCATCAGTTTATATTTTTATATTTAACTCTGAAAGGGTATGCAAAATTAATCACATACCCTTTATATTAACTACAAACAATAGAAAATCCTATTTCTTTTTACGTAGTCTTGTTCTTATGTCATCAACAGACATCTTAGACTTCTTTTTGTCTTTAGATTTCTTATCTTTAGACTTCTTTTTGTCTTTAGATTTCTTAGACTTCTTTTTTGAAGCAGGCTCATCGTCTTCATCGTCTTCATCGTCTTCATCGTCTTCATCTTCATCATCCTCATCCTCATCCTCATCCTCATCCTCATCCTCATCCTCATCCTCATCCTCATCCTCATCGTCCTCATCCTCATCGTCCTCGTCCTCATCCTCATCGTCCTCGTCTTCATCTTCATCTTCATCTTCTTGGACTTTTTTAGACTTCTTTTTAGATTTTTTCTTAGGCTCTTCATCTTCATCGTCTTCATCGTCACCTAACAAATCTCTAATTTCTTGAACTAACTCTAACCATCTATCGTCTTCAAAGATATCAACTTCATTATCTATATCAAATTTCTCAAGCGCATCTAATGCAAGCTCAAAATCTTTTACAGTATATACATTGTCGAACAATTCATCTAAAGACTTAGCTGCATCGTGCTTCTCAAGTTCTTCATCTGTTAATTCTACAGCTCTACGACCTATTTGAACATCATAATAGTCTTCACCTTTTTTCTTGTTAGGTTTACTATTATATTTTACAAGTAAAGGTAAACCATCGTCTGGATGAGTAAATGGATCAACTTCTATCGGCTCATCATCTGACTCTATAAATATGGCTTTATTTATAGCATCTCTTACTGTCTTTTTAAAAGATAGTAAACCAAATTCACGTTCTTTTTTAGTTAATTTAACAGCATAAGCTATCCAAGAATGTTCTGCAGTTAAGCCATCTTTCCAATGAGTTATTTTAGATAATATATCATTATCCTTAACATTCTTTTTAGCAAATTTAACATACTCATCGATTATGTCTCTTTTTGCTCCACCATGAACTCTAGCATCTAATACAGTTCTTTTAGCATCTCCATCATCCCCATTAATGGTAACCCAATATCTTTTTCTTAATTTAAAGAAGTCTGGACCATCGTGAGCTGGAAATAATCTAAATTTGTTAGTCTTACCATCTGTTATTTCAAGGTAGTCGCTACCTCCAGAATAACCTATGTTAGCATCGTCTTGACTATTTTTTTCTTCAAGGTCTTTTAGCTTAGTGACCTTTTTTGCGTATTTCTTACGTAAATTTGACATGTTTATCGGTATTGAATTATTAGTAATATTAACTATGTTTTTAATCTTTTATAAAACCATCTTTGATTTTAAAATATACATTATTCAACTGCTTTTGTATTAAATCAGTATCAATATCTCCAGCTCTTAAAGTAAGGCTAAGTTTGTCTAATTTTCTTGACTTATCTTTAGCTGATTCATATATAGAGTACATGTACTCTTTCTCTTTCATAGTAGTTATGTAAGCAGACTTCTTTTTTATCCATAACTTATTTCTGGTCAAAGCATCATCCACTTCTGATATAGTAGGTGTTTTACGTTTACCTTTATCATCAGAAAATGTTAATTGCTTACGTATCTTATCCTTTAATTTTGCTTCTGTAACAGATAAATTTAATTTAGCCATTTGTACTTCATTATCCATCTCTGCTGCCAATAAACCTAATTTGTTTACTACTACTGGAAATGTGACTAATTCAGCTACTAAATTACCATAATCTATCTTTAAAAGTTTATCAATCTCTACATTCTTATCGAAATTTTGAACTGTAAACTTTACTACTTTGTCTCCAAGATTGAAAACTAATTTACTTTTTTTCGCCATCTTTAAAATCTTCTATAACCTCATTTGTTTCGGTATCAATACCTATCTCTTCATTAGCATCGATCATTCTTTGTAAATAATCTTTAGCTTTATAGAGGTCTGTTAAATTATTAGCTTTGCTTGATCCAGGTCTAGTAAATCTATCTAAATATCTCTTAACATTTTCAGAACACCAAACATCTCCTTTTTGCTTAGAAACTCTATAATTTTGAGATATTTGATCATGACTTTTATCTCCATATTTTGATCTATTAGATTGCTCTAATTTGTTTACTAAATCTTTACTCATATGATATATTTTTAATTTGATTAAGGATTTCTAAATTTACTTCATATACAGTTTGTTTATTTAATGAACTTACTACTGTATCTACAGAATTTTTTATGCCTTTAATACAATATTGTCTAGTTTTATCCAAGCCTTTATTACCTAATTCCATCTCTTTATATAGATAAAAATACATAGATAACCAATCTGCGACCTTTACTAACTCTGAAATAAAAGTAGCAAAATTCTTTAGCATAGTATCTTGAAACATTACATCTGTCTTAGAACCATTTTTGAATTTATCTTTTATTTTATACTTTAAATAATCATCTATACTATTTCTAATTTCTGGACCATTGTAAGGATTATATTTCAATCCATGCAACACATCTCCAGTAAACATTTCATCATAATCGTGAAAAAGTGCATAAGTAACTACGTCAAGTTTTATCTTCATATCTGAGAATAAAATCCCAGTAAAAATTTCTTGAGCTAAAACTCTTGAAAATACAGAAACTATAAATGAATGATGAGCCACTGTCTCATCTTTTATTCTGTTCATTCCGTTCCATCTAACCATATTATTTAATTGGTCAAAATCGTTGTCGTGTAAAAATCTATCAAATATGTTTTCCATTTTTAAGTAAGTTCTATAATTTTAGTATGAGAAGTATCGTAAGTATTTGTTATTTGAACCATCTCTTTCCAATTTGAAATTTGAGCTTTAATTGCTATAACTACTTCTCTTTTACCTAACTCTGCTAAGTATTCTTCAAATCCGTTCTTTTCAAACATTTGAGACCAAAATGTTACCATAAATGTATTATTGTTGTTGTCCATAGTAATATTAGCCATTCTATCTCCTTTGCTAGTATTTTTTATCTTAACATTTAATACTAATCCAGCTACTAATACAGGTTTCTTTTCTTTAGGCTTCAAATCCATTAAGACTATTTCTTGAGGTGTTTTATAAATATCTAAATACCTTTTTGTCTTTTTATTTCTAGCTAATAAGCTATCAAAAGACAAATCTGCAAATCCAGTTAATTCTCTTTGTCTCATCTTCCAATAAAAAGCCTTAGTACATTTTTCATCACTGAACTCTTCTGGTAAATCAGTCTTAATTAGCTCATAATATTCCTTTAATATGTCTAATCTTCTACGGACGTCATTATTACTACCTATGCAGAGTTCGTCAAATGCTCCAGCTAAAATCAGATGAGTAACAACTCTTTTATTGACTTGTCTTTTAGGTATTCTTTGTAAGAACTCTTCCATATCATAAAACTGACCATTTTCCTTACGCTCATTCAATATTGCTGCTGCAGATGCTGGACCAACCTGTTTTATTTGTTCAAATGACCAATATATATTATTAGTTTCTGTATCTGATGTAAAATATATATCGGACTTATTTATGTCTGGTGGAGCAACTTTAATTTTTGTTAACTTCCTCATCTCAGAAATTCTATTTGGAAAATCTTCAAGATGTTTTACGAAATTTAATGAAGCTGTCCAGAACTCTAATGGGTAATTTACTTTTAACCATTGACTCCAATATCCCATAACACTATAAGCTGCAGCATGAGACCTGTTGAAACCATAACTTGAGAACTGGTATAATTTATCCCAAACTTCCGTAGCATATGATTTAGGTTTTTTGACTTTACCATCTACTACTTTTGAATATCCTTTCACGAACTTCTTTTTGAATTTTTGTAGGCTTTTATCATCAAATTTTTTCATATAAGTTCTAACTTGATCTGCCTCTGATAGAGTCATACCTCCAACCACCATAGCTTGCATAACCTGTTCTTGATATACATATAATCCAAAAGTCTTCTCTGTTACGACTTCCATACCTATATCAAATTTAGCCTTTTTTCTACCACGTCTAATTCTAACAAAATCATTATGAGCATCAGACTTCATTGGTCCAGGTCTATACAAAGCATTCATTGATATTAAATCTTCTACTTCAGTAGGTTTAACCTCTATAGAATACTTTTTCAAACCTCCAGTACCAAACTGAAAAACATCTTCATTCATTCCTTTTTGGAAAGTCTTAAAAGTTTTTTTATGTTTAGTATCTACTTCATTCAAATCTATTGTTTCTCCAATATTTTCTTTTATAAGTTCTAAAGTCATTCTGAACTTGTCTAATTGAGCTATTCCAAGAATATCCTCTTTCAAAAATCCAGCCTTATCTATATATTTGCCTTCCCATTCTGATACAAGTACTCCATCTATTTTACGAACAGGCATCCATTCATATATAGTCATTGGATTTCCTTGTTTATCTTCTTTTGGTGTTATAATTACGGCAGATGCGTGTATAGAAGATGAGCGTTGTTGATTCATTGGAGCTTTTATTAACTCGAATAAATCTATGTGTTTTTGAACAAAAGCCTTTAAGGTCTTATTTTTCATAGCCCAATCGAAAATATCTTCATATGGTAAACCTTTAGCAACCTTTTTATCGAATGGATCAATCTTTTTTGTGATTGAATTTGCTTCCTGAAAAGAAACTCCTAAAACTCTAGCAAAATCTTTAATAATTGATTTCACTTTCATCCTATTAAAAGTACCAATAGAACACACATGATCTGAACCATATTTATGTTCTATATAACGCTTTATTTCATCTCTTTTTTTACCTTCAAAATCTAAGTCAATATCTGGCAAAGCATCTGCAGCTTTAGCACGTTCTCCAGATACACGTGTCTTATTCAAGAAACGCTCAAATAATAAATTATATTCAATTGGGTCTATCTCTATAATACCTAATAGATATGCTACAAGTGATCCTCCAGCTGATCCTCGACCTACTCCAACTAATATATCATTAGCTTTAGAATATTCTATAACATCCCATAAAATTAAAAAATAATCTACAAAACCTGCACCTACAATCACCTCATTCTCTTCTTCAAGTCTTGACCAATATTTTTCTACATCTAATCCTTTATTTATAACTTTTTTCTCAAATGCTTCTGCTAGTAAATCATTGTAAAGTTCTATTGGGTCTTTTACTTCAAATTTAGGTAATTTATGATTTCCTGTATCAATCTGATAATTACAAGCATCTGATATAATTCTAGTATTATCTATTGATTCCAGAAATATAGACAGACTCCTATCATTTGATTCAAAAAGGCTAATATTTTTATCGAATATTTGATCTATAGTTTTTAAGTATTGATCAGAAGATTTTGGATTAGCTTTCCTGTCTATGCTGTTTAATATACCTTTAACCTCACTATCTATTTCATCCACATAATAAGCATCTGAAATATATACAGGTTTTATCATTTTAGAATAAGATTTCATATACTTTCGTATAATTTTCAATCTATCTATGTCTATGCCATCATCTATAAATTCTGAAAGATCAATCTGGAAATAAAGGTCTTTTTTAAATATAGACTTAAATTCCTTGATTTCTTTGACTGAATTTTTCTTTTGATATATAAACTTATGAAAGTAACTTTCCATTGGAAATACACATATTAAACCATCCGAAAATGACTTAATATCTTCTTTTATTAAAAACCCTTCATTATCTACATTGACAGCCTTATTCATACGTAGAACATTTTTCCAACCTTGTTCATTTTTTACGTAGAACTTTAAATCAAATAATTCTTGATTTTCTGCTTCAGGGTCATAATTGTAAGCAACTGATACGGTGTATCCTAATACTGGCTTGATATCGTTTTTTAGACAAGCACTTTGAAATGCAATTGTTCCAGCTAATGTATTTTTTTCAGCTAATCCTAAACTATCATGACCTAAGTATTTTGCTTTATCAGCATATTGAAATGCTTCACAACTCCCATTCAATAATTCGTATCCTGTATGTACTCCTAAATTAACAAAATCTACATCTACAATAGGTTCATATTTTCCAATATTCTTAAAGTCATTTAATTTCAACTTAACACCTATCTCATTGTATTCATTTTTATCAGTTTCTTTAGTAGAAGTATAGAAAAATCTAGTGCCCCATTTATAAACTATAAAATCAACTTTTTGATCTTCTACAATCTCTTGCTCTTTTTCTGTAAGGATTATGAGGAATACGTCATCTAATAATTTGCCCTCCTTATCATCTACAAATATGAATGATCCAAAATCATTAATCTCCCAAAATCCCTCTTTAGACTTAGAATAACTAATAGAATTTGACTCACACCAATTTTTAAAATCTTTTGTCATATTATAGCGTACCTAAAATAGTATCTTCAAATTTAGAATTATCTTTCATTTTAGAAACATAAAAATTCTTAGACATAGCAATTATGTCTGGATTTCCATAGTGCTCAGATAAATCATTTAATTTATCTAAGGCTTTTAATTTATCATCATCAGTCTTTTTAGAACCAAATTTATACCTTAGATAATTCCATAATAATTCATATGTTAAATATAAATATTCTGAAAAGTTTTTTAATGATTTTAAATCTGAATTAGGCAATTTCTCACCTTTATTAAGACTATATATAATTCTGTCTATAAAATCATCTACTATGGAAAGTCTTTTTTCTATATTATCAGATTTTGAAAAATTCATATCCATTCTCATCTCTTCTGTATAATCATATAAGTCATCAAATTTAGAATTTGTAAAGCTCATATTTTCATACATTCTCATAGCAATATCATTATCTATATAAAAATGAAGACTTTGAGAATTATGAGTTTGAGTGCCCAAACTAATGCTCATAATATTAGACATAATTTCTGTAACAAAACTGAATTGGAAAACATTAGTAGGCAATCCCCAATGCAAATCATTGCTTCTATTAGCTATTGTAGAATGAAGTTTCTCATTTCTAACTTTTAACATAAGCATATCATTACAAGGTAAATCTTTTGATATAGTAGCTAAATCTAATTCTGGATTCCAGATAGACAATACAACTCTTCTACTTTCTGAATTATCTACTAACATTTGCATTGCTAATAATATTTGATCTATCCCATCAGTCATTTGTTGGTGGTTATGACCATTATTTTCTGGTGAAGTAGGTTTAGTATTATCAAAACTACTTACTCCATATCTACGCATACGAAAACCATAAGGAGCATGAAAATTAACTCCGTCATCCGAATACGCTTTCATCTGATTATTAAACTTAGCTAAAAACTCAACATCTTTTCGACCTCTAAAAATCCATAATGCTTCAGCTAATAAAAAGAACACATTTATATCACGTCCATTATTACCAACACATCTTCTATAAGGATTATGTATTTCTGTTTTAAAATTTAGAATTTCTTTTGTATCTCCATTTCGACTTTCTACATGATCTCCATTTTCTACAAGATATTTATTAATAACAGGATATGACTTTGAAAATGTTTCAGTCATAATAGAGTTGTTAATTATTTGTTCTTTCATAATTTTTGAAATTCGTTTATTATTAATTTTTAGATATAACTATGATAAAATAAAAAAAAAGCCTCAATGTTAATGAGGCTTTATTAATATTAAGGTCTTAAAATTACTTTTTAGACTTCTTTGACTTCTTTTTATTAGAAGTCTTTTTGCTAGACTTTTTTGAAGCTTTTTTAGGCTCTTCTACAACTTCTTCAGTTTTAGCTTTCTTGCTAGACTTTTTTGCAGTAGCTTTAGCCTTTTTTGTAGCTTTTAGGTCTTTTTCCATCTTATCACGGTTTTTGCCTAACTTCTCATCTTTTTTACCTAATCCTACAAGCACTTTCTCAAATGCTTCTGCATTATTAGTTAGTGCAGAAGCTAAGTCTTCAAGTGGAGTATCTACTACAAGAAGATTTCCAGACCAAGATTTCTTGATTTCTATTTCATCACCGAATAACTCATAAAGTAATTCTTCATCTTTTACTGAAGATAAATAAACTCTACCAGTAATATTACCGTCAGCATCTAATTTAGGTGAATCATAGCTAAAGAATACTTTGTTGCTATTTTTACCTTTATATTTTACAGACACTCCACCATTAGCAATGAAGTTGAAAATAAATTCACCTAAATTTTCTAATGCTTCACGAACCACATCGTATCTTGCAGCATCATCCTTGTTCTCTTTAGGATTCAAACGCTTAGTACGTGTTTTCTTTTTAGCAGCTTTCTTGTCAGCTTTTTTGTCTGATTTTTTAACAGGCTTTGCTTTTGACTTAGAAGATTTTTTCTTTGGAGCAGGCTCATCCTCATCATCTTCATCCTCATCATCTTCATCTTCATCGTCCTCATCTTCATCGTCCTCATCTTCATCTTCGTCTTCGTCTTCATCTTCATCTTCGTCTTCATCTTCGTCTTCATCTTCGTCTTCATCTTCATCTTCATCTTCATCGTCCTCGTCCTCGTCTTCATCTTCAGCTGCGTCCTCTTCTTCAACCATTTCATCCATCTCTTCTTCAGAGTCTTCATACATTACAGAGCACATATCAAATAACTCATCAAACGGATCATCATTAACATCTTCGATGTCATTTTCTGCAAGAAATTCGATCATTTGATTTCTAGCATCTTCTACGCTCTTAGCCTTAATACCTATTGTTTTAAGGTCTTTTACTTGTTCTTTTGTAAGTTTTTCAACTTTTTTAGCTTTCTTTGCCATTTTACTTGGATTTTAAATTATTATTGTTTGTAATTGATATTATTAACTTTGTAAATTTTCAGAATACATAATTCTAAATTCTTGTACAGGATTACAATTTGACTCTAAATAATCTCTTAATTTATTAAGTCCGTTTTCCATTATATTTTCTACTTCAGATTTTTCAATCTTCTTGTAAATCTTTTTAACCTTACGTTGATCAAAATCTTTTAGAAATAAAAGACTCATAATTTGTCTTTCTTGACCTTCAAATAAACTTATAAGGCTCTTCTCACCTATCTTTATGTCTGTAGAGTCATAAGCTATCTCAGTCATATCTTCTCTACCATAATCGAAATTCAAATCATCTATTGAATCAGTAGGCATTCTATTTATCAATTTTATAAAGTCTTTTACTTTATTAGCCATTACTGTCTTTAAAAAGAACTCTATTGGTACAGGCTTATTTGAATTGGTTTCTCGGTATTGTTTCCATCTTTTAGCATAACTCTTAATAGCTAAAAATAATTTGATTCTAAGTTCCTGTTTTAAGTCTTCTTTTTCCATCGCTATATTATTCTCATTCCAGATTTTATTAGCGTAATAGTTAACAAGACTTTCGTGTCTGTGATAAATTTGTTCTACTTTTGTCATTTTAGAATATAAGTTATTAGTTAGTAAGTTGATTTTGTTTATGTATCTTATCCATTCTTTGGATACATTCGTATTCTAATCTTTCCATCTCTGTAAAAGTGAAGATGTTAAATTCTATACAAAAGGCTCTTAGTATTCTATACTCATTACCTATTGAATTAGCTTTTGTTTCATTATCCTCTTGCATAGCGTATCTATGATCAGTGAATAATTGCTTTAATCTATTTGCTGCATTTTGTAAGTCCATAATAAAAAATTTCCGTTGTTAAATAAATCTGAGGCTAAATTCGTAACTTTATTCTTAACCGCAAAATTTTTTACAAAATATTTTTCATTTATTTTTAGTTTCTGTACAAATAATACAGATAACAAATGTTGAAAAATTTATAAAATTCTACGTATAAAGTTAATATCCACCATTTCTGTAGTATCATCCTTATATTGAATTACTGCAGTTCCATCATCTAAATTATAGCTGGATAATTTAACTCCCTCACCTTTATATGAAAAGTCAGTATTTAAGAAATAATAAAAATACTTATCTTTTTTAGTTATGTCAGTTGGATTTCCAAATTCATTATAGACTTTAGATTCAATTTCTTGTCTTTTCTGTTTAGACTCAAACATATTAATAAGATCATTCTTATCTGATATATCAAATATCTTTTGTTGTTTAAATTCTAAAATTTCTCTGAATTTAGCCTTATCTTTAGAAGATGGGTATATTTTCAGTCTTAGTTCGTAGATTATATATTCAATCTGAAGTCGCTCGTAGTACTCCAATATTGAAATATGTGACTTTGCCATTTTTATAATGTTTTTACAGTTTTCCTATTAAAAGAAACAACATCTTTTAAATTCTGAAAAATATCAAAAATCTCTTCTTCAGTTGAGTCGTTTATATCTTTTTGGAAAGTGAAACCAATTTGTACATTAAAAAATTCTTCAAGAATTACTCCATACTTTTTCATTTCAGAAATAGCATCATAATCGAAAATGAGTATAATATTCTTGACTCCTTTTTTCAAAAGTTTTAATATCTGAAATTTGGAAATTTTCTTGCCGAATGTGCAACAACATTTTATTTCATCTTGATTATCAAGCTGTAATACATTATCAGTAGTGACTTTGTCTGGTAAACCCTCGACTAATATTACAGTGTCGGTTTTGCCTTCAATAATTTCGTTATAGCCAAATAGAAGATGAGAAAATTTAGCACCTTTATCATTTCTGTACCTTAAAGTCTTTTTATCACCTTTAGGAATTGTTTTTGAGTATCTAGCAACATAACCTTTACACCCATCTTCTTCATCTACTGCAAATATTATGTAGTCTTTTAAGAATGGTCTGAGATTAGTATAGCCAACTCTTAATTTTTGTAAATTTTCTTTTGTAAATCTTCTACCAAATAAATACTCATCTTCATAAACTCGCTTAAATCCTAATGGTAAACGTCTGTTAGGAACAACTAAATCAGTTATCTGATCTTCTTCATCTTCACCTAACATTTTTATTTTAGTTCTATCTATTGATTTGAAATCACCTAATAGGAATAACTTTCCAAGAAAATGTAGTAATTTTACAATATTACCCTCTTCTCCACATTTTTTACAGTCCCATTGTTGGGTAGTTCTATTCATATAGAAGTGTGCTTGTTTTCCACAATATACACAATCAGTTATATATTGATTTCTACCAGCTTTACGCATTCTTCCAAATAATCCTTTTAAATCTTCATCAGGTATAGTAGTGTCCTTACTCATCCTCGTCATCTATAAAGTGCTCAAGTGTTCTACGTCTATCATAAAATCTTGAACTTTTAAAATTAGTTATTATAGGTACAGTTTGTCCTGAACTATATTCACGAATTTTATCAGCATACATACGTATAATTGACGCTCTTACACCATCAGTATCTATAAACTTCATTTCGTCAAAAGTCTGGTTAAGAGTGAAATGATAATCAAAAGGTCTTATTTTACCTTTATCTTCAGACAAGTATTCTCTGGTCATTACAAAAGATGGATCAGCCTTTAAATCTGACGGTAAATTAGATGCTTGAGTTACAGTATCTACACCTACATCTTGTTCCATAGCTAGTTCTTTCATAAATCTACCTATCTTTTGTTGCCTAAAACGTTCATCCCTTGGTCCATAATTAGTACCATCATTTAGAGTCATTAATTCCATGTAATCAATTAAGACTAATTTAAGGTTTGGATACATCTTTTTTGCTTCCAATACTGAATTTTTTATATCAGTATCAGTTGCTCCACCAAACTTTTCAAATGCTTCCACATGTATTTCGCCAGACATCTTCTTTATTATAGGTAATAACTTTTTGTATCTCTTATCATCTATATTACCTTTTTTCATGTCATGATATAATGCTCCTGTCCAAGCTGCATCTAATCTATCCATAACTTGTCTCTCAGTACCCTCTATTTGAAATAACAAAACATCATATCCAGACCTAGCAGTCTGTATTGCTCTATGTATTAAATATTGAGACTTACCTATACCAGACTCAGCTGTTACAAGCGTAATTTCGCCAGTTTCTGACCCACCGTAGGTTATCTCGTCTAATCTATCTATAAAGAATGGTAATTTGGTTCTCTGCTCATCTATCTTACGACCTGCATGACGTTCTTCAAATCCTTTAAAAACCTTTTTGAATACCTTATCCTGTATAGAAAATAGAGACATCTCTTCAGCACCTTTTTGAAATTCTTTAAATGCTTCAGACTCATCACCTCTGTTATAAAGTTCTCCAGCTTTTTCAAATATTTCTACAAATTTGCTTTCTTTTATGAATTCTTGAAATGAATCAACAACACTCTTTACATCTCGTAGTCTTGCTTCTTTTATATCAATTATAAAATCTTTTACAGCTTCATCCTTTCGCAGTTCTACTTGTATAAGCCCAAGAGTAGGTATTTTATTTTTTAGCTTATATATTTGCAATGCTTTTTTCCAAAACTTCTTTTCATAATCATATGTTAAATATGAATATTTGAGATACTGAACTAATATCTCAAATATATAATCTTTTTCAAAAGCAGCCTTAAATAGCTCAAGTATGAACTCGCTGGTTAATTGTTCTTTTTTAGCCATTAATTAACATGTTTCAAATATTCGTAGATTATCTACATTAAATTTTATCAATTCATACTTTCTATCATTAGCAAAGTAGAATACGCTTTTATTATTAGTTTCTCCATGAGTGAATAAATATGAGTGTTTTTTCATATGTTCTTCAAGCTCATTATCGGTCTTAAAATCTCGACCTAAATAAGATAACTTTGACCTAATTTTATTAGCAAGGACTACCCAAAAACTATCATTATTTAAAGTATGTATTATATTATCATGGTCTTTGTATATGATATCTCTTATGCTTTCATATCCTAAAGGTGTGAACATTGTAGTAGTAACTATACCTTTAAAATTTTCATTATCTACATTAGTTTCTTTTATAAAAAACCACTTCTTGCGCATATAAATATCTGTAGGTAAATTACGCCCATTTGTTTTACAGAATATGTTTTGTTCTCTAAGGAATTTGTATAATATGGTTCTGGATGTACCTATCAATTTAGCTACTTCTAATCCAGACATATTTCTATTATATCTTTTACCGAAATTTTTAAACAAACTATCCATTAATATCCTCTTTTTTTATATATCTTTGGAAACTTAATTTTTAAATTTTCTTTACAACCCATAGACTTATCACAACTTACACATAGACTGCTTTTGTGGTTGTATAATGTGGTATTTATTAAACAGTTCCAAAATCCTTTTACAGTATTGTGAGCACGTTCTTTTTCTTTTTCTTCAACATCATTTAATCTAACTACTAAATTAGCATAAGAATTATCAGTATTTTTAACCACAATTTTATGGTCTGTTTTTAAATTCTTACGTATTATCCAGCTAATATACTTCTTATTGGCTTTCTCCCACCTTACAATAGCTTTCTTACCAATTATCCACTCTAACTGTATAGAAGTTCCTGCACCGTATTTAGCATTACGTTTATACCAATAATTAAATTGAAATTCCATAAATTTCTTGAGAGCATCTTCTTGAATAAATGTAGATTGAGTTAATTCAAGAAAATTATCTAAAAACCTATCAACCATCTTGGCTCGACTATCAGACATATATAATCTGAAGCCTTCATTTTTAGTTATCTGTTTATAGTAAGTCTTGTATAATTCTACAACAAGTTTAAATTCCTTTTTTCTCATCTAACCATTCTTTGATACTATCTTCTACATCTTTCATATCAGTCGGCTCGTGAATTTCAATTCTATCCTGACCAATTTCCTCATCATAAACTCTCAATCTATTATAACTATGGTTGGAAAAATATTTATCTTCAATATCCATTATATCAGCTATAATTGCTCTAGTCTTACCATCTACAGCTCCAAGCACACGACCTTTTTTCTGAGTAACATTACTACCCTCTAAACCACCATCTCCAAATACAAGTATTTCTGCCTCTGGTAAAGTTATCCCTTTTTTGTATATATTTGACGCTAATAGTATCTTACCTTTACCAGATAAAAATTTGTCTTTAGCAGCCTTACGAACATCTGACTTATCATCTCCACATATAAATGGTTGAGCTGTTTTTCTTGATATAATTCTACCATGTTTCTTAGAATTAAATAATACAAGTGTCTTCCACTTATTTTTTCTACATAACCTTATAAAATCTATCAATATTTTATTACGCTCTTTGTTTTCATGTATGAGTTGAGTTAATAACGAATGATATCCATCATCTTCATTAACTCTATTATCAATTTTATAATATTCATGATTATAGCTAAATAATATAGCCTTATCTAAAGCAAGATAGCCTTGTTCTTGCAATTCTGATATAGGTACTGAATATACAATTCCTCCAAAAAACGCTTTTATTTTTAGATTTTGTATTACATTTTTGGTAGTGTCTTCATCCTCATCTTTAAATGGTGTAGCAGAAAGTCCTGATAAGAAAGTGACATTTTTACATGCTTTTAAACAATTCATACGTTTAGATGATGAATATTCTTGTATCTCATCTACGATTAGAAAATTAACAGAATGAAGAAATTTTCTCATCTGTCTTGTAGTTCTATTCCTTTCACGTATTTTTTCTCTTGTATCTGTTTTACGTTTAGCAGGATACATCTTAGAAACTAATGACTGTATCATACAAACATTAATTTGTTTTATATTCACACCTTTATCATTTATAGTTCCTATTTCAGATTGTTCTATTCCAAAATAACCTGAAAACTCTTCTAAGGTCTGATTAAATAAATCTATTGTATCTACAAGAAACAATGACACTAAATTTTCATCATTTTTCATAGCTAATCTTATTTTTTCAGATGCTATATAAGTTTTACCACCTCTGGTTGGTACTATTGTTATACCTAAGTTATTTTTGAAGAATTTTTTTACTGCTCTGTTCTGGTGTGGACGTAAGGTATCTCTTGTTTTTATCTTTTTTATGAATTTTATTCCTGAATCATCGTGAACAGTAAAATTTATTTTTTTAGACTTTAAATGATACATTATTTCATCTACAATACCCCAATCGAATTCATTATCTGAATTATAAAATCTAAAATATCCATCCCATCTTCGTCTTCCATATTTGTCAGTCTCATTGTACTTTGGTGAATATTGAGCTCCATCTACCCAAATTTTCAAAAGACGCTTAATATGCTTTGTCTCTTTGGACTTTCCTGTAAATTTGGCTCTATTAAAAGATGTTCTTGTTATCTCTATCATCATTATATTATTATTCCCAGAAGATTAAGGTCATAAAAACATAAACCCTCTTATGCGAGACAAATAAACATTGTAACACATTAAGAAGTTTATGACCTTATAACAATCAAAAGGAATATTCCCATCGAATTGAGGCTGCTGCGCACTCACCAAACCCTCAAAAAAGAATGCAGCGCATTTAACACATTTAGAATTAACTATGAAAAATTTTTAAACGATAATCTCATTACATGAGTTTTAAGCTGATAAAATCTTTAAAATAATAAAAGCCTTAAATTTTTAGTTTAAGGCTCTTACCAAAAAGATTACACACCAAATATGTGGTTAATCGTGGCTAAAAATAACTTCCAAGCACTCATCTATATTTTTATTAACTGAATCAGCTGGTAAACATTCTGAAACTTCTTCACTTTCTTTGATTATAGTTCTTTTTATCCATAGACCAATCATCTCACCTGACTTAAAGATTTCTTTAATTAAAGTCTTATCAATAGGCTCGAACCAATTAGCATAATAAGGCTCTTCAAATTTACTACCAATTAATTCCATAGCTCCACTATCCGTAACAGATACTACTGCAAATTCAAATTCACATATGTTATCATCCTCATATATTTCTTGAATAGATAAATTCGCTAAATCATTTGAAGTATTATTCACAAGAAAAATACCTACTATTTCTGACGAATTATTAGCAACAGTATAATTTGATACATCTGAAAACAAACCATTCATCCTACCATTAGGTACTGGAGTAGAAGATACTAATCCACCAAGACTTCTATTTAGGTCTAATTGTTGAGCATCCTTATGTGTTGCTCCTGATAATAATAATATCATAACTTAAACTATTTTTTCTATGAATAAAAATTTCATTCTTTTCGGTCTTTTATCTATTGCAGATGGATTTATTGATCCAGATGGATTTAGAGTTATTCCTGTATATGATCTTGCAGTTGTATATGTTCTATCTCTATCTATTCTTGAATTACTATGACGACCAGATGAGTGATCATCAATTCCTTGTTTAATTGTAACATCGTGAGTATGCCCAGGATCATTAACAGTATGAGTATGTTTTGGCATATTATTTTCATTAAGTGTGACACTATTATCACCACCTACAGAACCTGAAGCACCAGTATTTAAAGTTCCTACTGGAAACACATTATCCATTTCATTAACTATTTTCCATCCCCAAAATCCTTGTTTTTGTCCATTACCAGAACTATCAAAAGTGTTAGCTGGAATATTCATAGCCATTCTTACTATACCTTTAGGGCAAATTTCAGTATCATAACTAACTATCCAATGATTAAATTCATTATAAGTACATACTATAAATAAACCTCTACGTAAATTTTGAATAGGATTATTTACAGTATTGTTTCTAACATACATCATATCATTAACATCTATATCAGCTAATTCAGTATAGTTTGTAGGATCAACAAAATCTTCAACAATTCTCATTTTAAAGGTAGATAAATTTATCCATTGTTCTATATGTATATAAAATGTATTACCCTCTCTAAAATCGTCTCCATCTACATTTTTTCTATTTAAATGTATATACATATCTGCACTTAAAGCTAATTCTTGACCTTTAAAATGTTGATATCTTTTACTTTCTCCAACAACTAAATTCAAAGTAGGTGTAGAATTAGCAAATTCAGTAGTATTAACTCCAAATAAATCACCTGTATCTATATATTCTTGAAAATTATTAAATGAATTTGGATTTTCGCAAATTTTTATAAATCCATAAGTCAAATGACCTTCATATGGTACTCTAACTCGGTCTATCTGATTATCATTCAAATTACCTCTTTTATCAAAAGATGTTTCATCGTAATATCCAATAATATCATCAGGCATAACTTGCCAATCTGTATATTCATTAAATATTTTTAGTCTGTACGTAAGATTATATTTATAACATCCATCTAATGATGGAACGCTTACTCTAGCTAAAGGAGTATTTATATTAAATATGTATTTATTTTCAAGTATTGGCCAATTTTCATTATCTATATCTTCATCTAAAGTTGCTACAGATATTACATTTGGATTAGCATCTTCTCTAAATCTAAATTCTATTGATTCAAAAGGTGGGGCAATAAATATTTCATCCTGAACAGTATCTGAAGTAACTAATGTAGACATAGAATATTCAGATGGTTCTAATACATCTAATGTTATTACAATTTGAGTTCCTGTTTTTTGGCTATCAATTATAGTTCTCCAACTACCATTCTTAGCATATAATCTCCAGTCATTAAAATCCCCACTTTGAAAATGAGAAGTATCTTTGTAAACTCCACCCTCTCCAATAAGTATAGAAATTTTCTTAGAACTAGTGTCTATGGTGTATTTATCAGTTCTAAAACCCCAAGCAAGTTCTACTAAATTTTTTGCTCTTGTAGAAGTTCCTATATCATACTTCACAGCTTCGACTCCAATTAAAGGATTTTCAAGGCTACGGTCTATTTGTTTCAGATAAGCCATTGCTTCAGTCTCCCACCAATTTATTCTCTTATCTTGTAGAGTTACATCCACACCATTATTACGAACTCTTGCTATATAGAACTCTTTATTTAATAAGTAATTAGGTGCTTGACCTAAAACTGTTTCTGATGTCATTTCTATTTCTACAGAGTCATATTGAAATATCATTTGATCATCTGTAGGAACAGGATATCCAGGTGTGAAAGTTCCGTACACCCCAAACTCTAAATCTTGCTCAGCTGTAAAGTCACCTTGTAATATAACTGAAGTATCACTAACAACTTTAACAACTTCATATATATTAGCATTACCAGTTGTAGAATTTAGAAATTTTATTTTGGCTGGATAATTAGGTTGCCCTCTTAAAATTTCTGTAAATTCAGTACCTACTCCAGTCATATTACCTAAAGTATCTATACTAACAACTCCATTTTCTTTTACATCAAATTTATGTTTAATTTTTAGCCAATACCATAAACCGTCATTTGGAACTTGTAAATTTTGTGACTTAGTATTTATAATTAAATTTGCATCTGAATCAACTGCAATACCAGGATTAACTATTACATTATCGAATGGCGTTCCTGCTTTTGCAACATAAAATGAATCAGCTAATTCTATAGAACCAATTTGAGGCAAAACAGCTTGTCTGACTAAACCAAATGTATCAGTATTTATTAGCGTATGTCTTTTAATTCCATTCTTATCTAAAAACTTCTGAAGTCTCTTGAATTCTGCTACTTCAAGAAACATGTTTTCGCTAAATTTTAAATATCCCATTTTCTAATTTTTGTTAAAATAATACTTGTTTATCATCCACTTTAGGTGTTAAAGG